TAGTTGGTGTAAAAGATTTTATCATGATGCAGAAGTATTTGATCCAAAAGAATGTATGATTGACTTCGCTTTACAAAATAAAATTGTAAAGAGATCAGATAAAAGATTAGCGGATGATAATTTTACTTATAAAGATTGGTCTATTGGTGTGTACAGTAAATCAAGAAACATCAGGATTAAACCCATAGATGCTTATAAAAGAGAGAGTTATAAAAGAGATAATCTAGAAGTCTATTTAAATAAAATAAGAATTTACGAACAATATAAAACTAGTGGAGGTCAAAGATCTTTCATAGATTTTGATGATATGATTGAGGGATGTTTACAAAGCACGATTCAATTTCCACCTATAGATGTTTTAATTTTAGATGAGGCACAAGATTGTACACCTTTACAATGGCAAGTTATTTTTAAGATAGCAAAAAAGGCCGGTAGAGTTTATTTAGCTGGTGATGATGATCAAGGTATTTATGGTTGGAATGGAGCTGACTCAAATTACTTTACGGAGTATTGGCCAGGTAGATCAGTAAAGCTAAGGAAGACAAGAAGATTTGGTAAAGCAATATATGATTTCTCACAAGTTATAAGAAGAGGTATTTTAGACAGTGTGGAAAAAGAATATGAACCTGGTGATACAGAAGGTTATGTAAAACGTTATTTAAATTTTAAAGAAATACCTTTTGAGAAAGAGCAGGGTACATGGTTTATTTTAGGAAGAGTAAACACCTGGGTAAATGAACTGCGTATGTTGGCAAAAGACTCAGGCTTATATTTTAAAGATAATAAAGATAACAAATGTTTTGATATACACCAATGGGAGGCAATTAAAAGTTGGACGAGATTATCTAATAATAAAAAAATAAATAAACCACAAGCACAAAATCTATATAAGTTTATAAATAATTTAGCGACTACAAATTTTAGAGGAGATAAATTTTGGATGTCGGAACCCGATTTTAGAGATTATAATTTTGAGGAACTTAAAGATTGGTGTGGACTTGAAATACCTGATGAACAGAAAAAAACACCATGGTATTTTATTTTAAGAAGAAATTTTAAACCGAATCAAAAACGTCACTTTATTAGATTATTAAGAAGATATGGCCAAGCTGAACTAGATGCAAATCCTAAAATTGTAATTGATACGATACATTCTGTGAAAGGTGATGAAGCTGATCATGTGGTTATGTATAACAAAGCAAACTATCCATCTAACTTTGATACAAAAAATATTGATGAAAAAGTGGATGAAAGAAAAGTTTGGTATACAGGAGCAACTCGAGCTAAAAAATCTTTACATCTTTTAAAAAGCGATTATAAATATAATTATCCGATTGGTTCAGATTATTTAGTATATATACTAGAAAGGGACAAATGAGTACAGATGTGAATATGTTTGACGAGTTTGATAAACACACAAAAGATCGACAAGTAGGAGGCCAACACTACAAAGGATATGTCATTAGTCCATATGATTTTATTGCAAAAAATAAGTTAAGTTTTTTCCAAGGGGTATGTATAAAATATATTATTAGATACTTAAAAAAAAATGGCGTTGAAGATCTACAAAAAGTGAAACATTATTGTGACTTAGAGATAGCAAGATTAAAAAAACAAAAAAGGAAAAAATGATAAAGCCTTTTAAACCAGCTTATGATAAAAAATATCATATAGGAGCTTGGATAATTAATCACAAAGTTTGTGATGACTTAGTAAATTATTTGAAAGTAAATGAAAAACTGTTGAGTGAAGGTAATGTTGGTAAGGGTGAGTATAAAAAAGGTGTTAAAGAATCAAAGGAGTTGCATATACATTCTTTAAGATTTGATCATCCTTGGGGTGCATATCGTCATGAACTACAGTATTGCTTAGAAGATTATATCAAACAATATCCTGAAGTAGGAAGTTTAAAAAGATTTAATGTTATAGAAAATTACAATTTACAATTTTATAAACCTGGTGCTGGTTTTAAATTATTTCATTATGAGAGAAATGGATTTGATTTAAGAAACACAAAACGATGTTTAGTTTTTATGACATACTTATGGGATGTAAAAGATGCTGGAACAGAATTTAAGTATCAAAAAATTACTACACCTTGTAAGAAAGGTTTAACTCTAATTTGGCCTGCAGATTGGACTCATACCCATAAAGGACAAATTAATAAGAAAAAAGAAAAAGCAATAGTAACCGGATGGTATAGTTATCTTTTTGAAGGAGCTAAAGATTTTGTACACATAGAATAATGAAAGGGAAAAATGAGTCTACAACTAACTATGAATTTTAAAAAACATATATGGTCTTGCCCATCTGAGTTTAAAGATCTATCAGATGCAAAAGAAATAGCAATTGACTTAGAAACAAAAGATGATGGTCTTACTGAAAAACTAGGAGCTGGATGGGCTATCGGTAAAGGTAAGATTATAGGATTTGCAGTAGCAGTAGAAGGATGGCAAGGTTATTTTCCGTTTGGTCATTTTGGTGGAGGTAATATGATTCCTGAACAGGTTAAAAATTATATAAAAGAAATTTGTGCGTTGCCTTGTCCTAAAATATTTCATAATGCTCAATACGATGTAGGTTGGTTAGAGGCATCAGGTTATAAAGTTAATGGTGAAATAATAGACACTATGATTGCTGCAGCATTAATTGATGAAAATAGATTTCAATATAGTTTAAATAGTTTAGCTATGGACTACCTTGGTGAATTAAAAGCTGAAACAGATTTGAGACAAGCAGCAGAAGAACATGGCCTTGATGCAAAGGCAGAGATGTGGAAGTTACCAGCAGAATATGTTGGACATTATGCTGAACAAGATGCACGACTCACGTTGCTTTTATGGCAAAGATTTAAACAGGAAATATTAACACAAAGTTTAACGACTATTTGGGAATTAGAATCTAATCTTTTACCAACATTAATTAAAATGAGGCAAAAAGGTGTTAGGGTGAATGTAGAAAAAGCAAATGTTTTACAAAAAGAAATGGTAGCTCAAGAAAAAAAAGTATTACATGATATTAAAAAAATTTCAGGTAAAGATGTAGATATTTGGGCGGCTAGACAAATAGCTACCGCTTTCGATAAGTTAAATATTGAATACCCAAGAACAGCTAAATCAAATGAACCGTCTTTTACACATAATTGGTTAGTCAATTGTAATCATAAAATTGCTAAACTAATATTGCAAGCAAGAGAATTAAACAAGTTTCATGGTACTTTTATAACATCTATTTTAAGATACCAAGTTAAAGGAAGAATACATGGAGAGATACAACAGTTAAGATCTGATGGTGGAGGCACTGTATCAGGAAGATTATCAATGTCTAATCCAAACCTACAACAAATACCAGCTAGGAACAGAGAGTTTGGTCCAAAAATACGTTCATTATTTTTACCTGAGGAAGGATGCAAGTGGGGAAGCTTTGATTATTCGCAGCAAGAACCACGAATGACGGTTCACTATGCTGCATCTGTTGGTGAGGGATATGAAGGTTCTCATGAATTAGTTAATGCTTATAAAAATTCTAGTGCAGACTTTCATCAAACGGTAGCTAACTTAGTAGGTATTCAAAGAACACAAGCAAAAACAATAGGACTTGGTTTGATGTATGGTATGGGTAAAAATAAATTAGCAAATAGTTTAGGGGTAACTATAGATGCAGCTACAAGTTTAATTAATAAATACAATGCTAAGGTTCCATTCGTAAAACAATTAGCTGAGAAGTGTATGATTACAGCTGATCAAAAAGGTGTAATAAGAACTAAGAAAGGTCGTAAGTGTAGGTTTGAAGAATGGGAAACAAAAGAATGGGGATTACATTTACCTGAAAAGTTTGACAACGCTGTAGCTAAATATGGTCGAGATAATATCAAAAGAGCAAAAACTTATAAAGCTTTGAATAGATTAATACAAGGATCCTCTGCAGATCAAACAAAACAAGCTATGTTAAATTGTGCAGAGAAAGGTTATCTACCTATCTTACAGATACATGATGAACTTTGTTTCAATATAGAATCAGATAAACAAGTAAAAGATATTAAAAGCCTAATGGAAAACTGTATAGAGTTCAATGTTCCATTTGTAGTTGATCATGGGATTGGAGATTCTTGGGGTGATGCCAAGTAAATTAGATTTAAGTTATTGTGCAGGTCTATTCGATGGAGAGGGATCTGTGCTTATTAAAAAATATAATAAACATAACGGAAGAAGAAGGTATTGGACATGGGTAATTAGTATGGAGATGTCTATGGTAGATATAAATATTCTACAATACTTTGCTACAACTGTTGGGCATAATAAATTATATTTTAGACCAAGGCAGGGAATAGGAACTAAAGATCAATGGAGATGGAAAGTAACTTACCGTCAAGCTGAGAGGGTCGCAAGGCTCTTGCTGCCGTACTCAAAAGTAAAGCATGCTAAAATTTTACAGGTCGTTCAGCATTACGATGCTGTTAAACGTTTGCCGCGACTTGCAAATTTTCCTGTACGTCCTGATATTTAATCGAATTTTTTACCGATTTAATATCTTTTTCTGTCTTCAACATCTCGACAGTGCATGACCCTTTTTCTAAATAGTCTTGTGACCATTTATTCTCGAGGTTTTGCAGCTTCTTCAAGAGGCCGATTTTTATTGGACTCATTGCTATCTATCTCCTCATATGTAATTATGGTTCTACTTTTATCGTAAAAGTTTTGGTCGTTTACTTTTACTTCTCCACAATTAACTTTTCTAGAAAACTCTAATAAGGCTTGAACATCGTCCTTAGCTTGGTGTGTACTTACCAGGTACTTTCCTCCCACCCGAGCTTGAACCTTATAAGTCTTCATAAGATAGCTTATACCTTTCTAGATTTAGTGTCAATACCACTTATACCCCCTATACATTGTAGGTCCTGGTATTGCATAGATAGCCCTTTTTTCTTGAGTCTGTCCTCAAAGGCTCCTAGGGTAGCATGATAGGTCTTAACACACTCTACGTGGCTCTTTAGGCCCTTTATATGGATCTGTTGGCATTGTTTTTCCATTATAGGATGATTTGAACATACTGATCCAAATAAAATGAAACTGCCTAATAAATTTATCATTGTTTGTTTATATCATAAAAAAAGAGATTGACATATTTTTTTAGATCCCATATATATAAGACATGATAAAGATTGAGCTTAAAAGTAAAAGCCCTGCATTTCAAGACCTTATAAAAAAAATTGATGAAGCTTTAAACGAAATACCACTGAATGATGTAGATGGTGTAAATATTGAAGAGTCAGAAAGATTTGATGATTTTGTGCACAACATCAAAAGCATAATTAAGAACACAATCCCGGATCACGAGCCTCATTTACCTAATCAATTATTAGAAGATCTTAGTTCAAAGTTTATTTATGAACATGTGGAAAACAAAAGAGATGAGGCTGATGCCCAAAGCATCTAAGAAAAGTTTTGGTCGTGGTGGATTTGGACAAGGACAAGTACATGAAGACTTTTACAAAAAAGAATTACAACAGAATAGAATTGACAAAAAATTAGATGTTATTGAAAAAAAATTTGAGGACTTCAAAAAAATTATTAATGATTTATTAAAGCAAATAAAGGAAGCAAAAAGATGAAAAAATACATACAAAAATTTCATGTTTGGCATCTTTATTACAGAACTGAGATAGTTTGTTTTGTAATAGGGTTCCTGATAGGTGCAATTATCATTTAACAAAAGGAGTAAAATGAGTGAAGAGAAAAAGTTAATAACTGTTATGATTATAGCAATTGTAGCATTATTCTTAACTGCATGTTCTGCAAAATATACAGTTATGTTTGGTAAGAAGTGTACGCCTGGTCATCAAGAATGGTCATACGTATGGTTTGTAGAAAAAGATGGCAAGATAAGTGTTGCTAAAGAAAACTGCGTAAAATAAAAAAAGAAAGGAAAGGAAACGTTATGGATATAAGTAAGTGGAAAAGTATGGCAATCTCTAAGCAAGATCATACTTTATTAAAAGCTGAGGGTAAGAAAAAATTTAGAGGCCCTGCAGCTATGTTTGCTAAGATCTTTCATGATTATTTAGAATATCAAGCAAAGAAGTCAGGCAAAAAGAAAGAAAACTACATCAAACAACTATTGATGAATGAAGTAAGTAAATGAAATTAGGCACAGACAATGGTACTAAACTTAATTTTACAGCCAAAACAAAAGAACAATTTAGTGTTGAGTTAGATAAAACTGAATTGTCTCTAACATTGAGGGTCAATGGCGTTACACGTAATACTATTACACTGGGTAATGCCAATGATCTATTTGATGATTTGCTTCAAACTATTAAGAACAAATTTCTTAAATTAAGAGATACTGGCAAGATACAGTAATTACTCTTTACAATGGCTGGCGAATTAGATAAACCTGTAAAGTACAAGATTTGCAAGCACTGCAAAGGAAATGGCTATGTAAAGGGCCAAATTAATGTAGCAGTTTGTCTGTTTTGCAGAGGATCCGGTCACGACTCACGAATGAAAAACTCAGCGATGAAAAAAATAATAAAATTGACAGAGGAGTTGATATTACGTGGCAAAAAGGGAAGTACCGAATAATTCTT